GGTCTCGATCGTCGCCTTCCTGCCGTCGGTCAGGGCTCGCGCCATGCGGACCAAGGCACGCCTGCCGGCCACCGGCTGCAGCTCGGCGGTCTCACAGAGCGGCGCCAGGTTTGGCCCGGCCAGGTAGTTTAAACGGTGCGCGCCGTCGGTGCCGGCCAGGATCGAGCGGCCGCCGACCCAGTACCCGGCGTCGAGCGACGGCGTCAGCGTGTCGAGGTTTCCGACCGCGTCGAGCTGGTCGAGGCTGTAGGTCGAAAACAGCGAGCGCCCTATGGTCTCGAGCGGCGTCGCCTCCAGCTCCCCGAAGGACCAGCGCCCCAGGCTCCAGTTGTAGATCAGAAGCCGGTCGAGCATGCCGCCGGACGACTGCTTGCTGGCAAACGCCCACACGATGAGCTGCCGGGTCGGGTCGGTCGAGCCGACGATCGAGTAGCGGTAATGCGGGTCGACCTCGTCGAAGAACCACCTGTCGACCTTGCCCGAGCCGATCGGGATCGCCGAGGCCCCGTCATGCGCATAGAACCCGTCCGAGCCCAGGTAGTAGGCGACGGCGAGGATCCCGGTCTGCGTCCGCAGATGGCGCGGCACGATCGATTGCGACGCCAGAGTGCCGCTCGCGCCCTCGACCACGTCGAAGGAGAAGATCAGCGGGCTGCCCTGGTAGGTGATGCGGTAGATGCCGCGCTCGCAGAAGGCGATGCCGTGCGCGTTGCTGACCGGCCCGACCAGGCCCGTGATCGGACCCAGATCCTGCTGCTCGAGATCCTGATAGTCGCTCTGGAGCTGGACCGCGGTGTCGGTGGAGGGATCGGGCCAGTTGGTCGGGTCGCCGATCGCCGACCACTGCAGGCGCGAGGGCAACCGCCCGTCGACCGGGTCGTCGAGGTTGCCGAGAAACAGGAAATCGCGGATCACGGCCGCAAAGCGCGCCTTGGGCGCCGCCGCCGAAAGCTGGCTGAACACAGTGTCGACGCCGAGAAGCATCGACTGCACCGGGTCGGCGAGATCGGTCGCCACCACGCGCGCCCCGAACGAGGTCATGCTCCAGAAGCCCACGCCCGGAGCCGGGCAGGCGTAGGTGGCGCCTGACACGTCGGCGAAGGACGAGGCGTTGCCGATCAGCCGGTACAGCGTGCTGGCGTCGCCCGCGAATATGTTGCCCTGCCCGTCGTCGCCGCGCACCGTGTACAGGCCCTGACAGCGCGACCCCAGCGGCGCAGTGAACGGCACCGGCCCCGGCAGCGGGCCGTATGATTGCTCGGTCAGCGGCACGACGTTCTTGACGAGCATGCTGTACTTCGTCGTCCCGGCCTCGCCGATCTGGCCTGTCGGAGGCTGGTCAGGCGTCCAGTCGCCCACTGGGAACACCGGCATTTCAGACGGTCCTCGGCATCTGCCAGTCCGGCCTCATCTGTATTCCGCCGCCGCCCCATCGCGCCTCGGCGTCGGATGCGATGATCGAGGACAGCGCCATGTCGCGCCGCTTCATCCAGCCGGCCACCCTGTCATCGTTCGCGAGAAACGCCTCGGCCTCGGTCAGCGCGCCGAACAGGTACGCATCCGGGTGATTGGCGAGCAGCCAGTTGGTCGGCGCGGCGCCCGACAGCGGCGTGATGCCCTGCATGTACCCGATCGTGATGACGGTCCCGGCGCCTGCCGGATCGGACAGGCGGATCTTCAGTCCTTCGATCGTGAAATACTTGCCCGCGGCCGGCATCGACGCGGCCGCCGTCACCTGATCGGGCGCCAAATACCGCATGTTGACCACGGGATCGGCGCTGGTGGTGCGGATCGAGCGCAGCTCGCGGAAGTCGAGCGGCAATGCTGCCGTTTTTGCGCCCTCAATCGGCAGGATTTCGGCCTCGGCCTCCTGCCAGCGCGTTTTGAGCACGCGGTCGGCATGAACCTCGAAGAGGCGGATCATGTCCGGAATGTCGTTGCTGATCAGCAGGTCGCCCGGGCGGCCGAGAAACCGCAATACCGTGTTTCGGAGGGTCAAGAATGACGAGATCGCCATTTATATCCACCCAGGTGCGGTGCGGAAAAACCGCAGGTCGGGATCGTTCAAAAGCCTGTTCAACAGGGCCTCGTTACCCTTCTTCAGGGGATCGGCTCCGTAGCGCTGCTTGAAGATCTCGATCACGATCGGCGGGAAGCTCGCCACATGCTGCATGCTGCGGCTCGGCGTGTAGCCGCGGTCGTCGAGCTCGTAGAGGCGCTTGTTGCGCTCGACGACCGGCTCGACGTCGGCCTCCATCTCGATCGTGTAGCGGCTCTCGTCGGCAGCGTCCTGTACGAGGTATTCGTCCCAGCCCGAGTGCCGGTCGAGAAGCAGGCGCTCCGTCATCGCGTCAGCCCGGCATGAAGAAGCCGACGGCCACCGTCCACGGCCCGCCCGCGGTCGCCGGGGCGCCGGTCTCGGCATAGCTCACCGTGATCGGCGTGTCGGTCGCCAGGGCCTGGTGCATCACGGCTCCGGCGGCCGGGAAGTTTTGCGTCGCCGAGCCCGCCTTGACGCTTGTCTGGCCCATCAGCTCGACGCCGGTGCCGTTGAAGAAGCCGATCGAGATCGTCGCCGTGGACCCGGCGTTGCTATCGGCTCGCCCCGACCACGACAGAAAGGCCGGGATGCCGCCGGCCGGGATGGTGCCGATGACCTTCGGCCCGACATCGGTCGTCGTGATCTGGCCGCAGAACACGTTGAGGCCCTGGTTGGTCGGGTGGGCGTAGCCGATGCGGCGCCCGGCAAGGCGTGCCGACGCGCCCCCGCCCTGCTCGGGGCAGTGGATCACAGGCATGTCACTTGTCTCCCAAGATGCGGATCTGCATGGCTTCGGCCATGCGCTCGGCGACCTTGCGCGGCACCTTGGCCTCCTCGCCGTCGCGCAATGCCCTCTCGTGCGTCCACGGCCTGGTGTCGACGACGCACCGCACCAGCACCGTGTCGGCGAGGTCGGCCTCGCTGAGCTCCATCACGTCAGGCGGCGTTGCCTCGATCGCGCGCATCAACTGCAGCGCATTCGGACCCTCGATGCCGCGCGTCGCGAGCAGCTCGCTCTCGGCTTCGGTCATGTGAAATCCTCGGATCGGGGCGTTGACCCGCCGTTGCTGCTGCTGGCCTTGTGCCATGCTGTGTCCTTTAAAGAATAAGCAGGAGGGTCGGAGACGTGGCCGAGCTACATGAGAGCCCGCACTACTACGTCGTGCTGTACGACCGGCGCACGGACGAATGGCGTCAGATGATCGAGGTGCGCCCGCGCCTCCGGGGGCGCGTGATCGAGGCGCTCGGCATCGAGCCGCTGGACTATGGAGAGATGGCGTTAGGCCCCGAGCAGCTCGGGACGCTCGCCGAGATCATGGATTTCACGCCCGACCTCGAGCGGTATGTCTACCATTTCGAGACGGTGCCGGGATGATCACGCCCCGCCGCGGCTGGCGATGATCGCATTCGTCACCGCAGCGATCTGGGCTGCGGCCTCGGCACGCTGAGCCCGAAACTCCTCGGCGAGATCCCGGCGCAACGCGGCGCTGTCGGCCCGCATCTCGGTGCGCAGCGCCGCAGCCTCGTCCCGCACCTCATCGCGCAGCGCCCGCATCTGGGCGGTAAGCGCGTCGAGCCTGTCCTCATGCCGATCGAGCCGCCTGTCGACCCGCGTGAACAGAAACGCGATGAAGCTGAAGCCGCCGATGATCAGCGCCGCCAGCGTCGCGAACACCGAAATGTCGGTCATGGCGGAAACCAGTCCCCGAGCACCTGCTCAGGCGTGTACCGGGCCGCACGCAGGGGCGCATCGGTGTCGCTGACGATGTAGCCCCACTCCCGCATGTCCTCGATCGCGCGCTTCCTCGCCTTGGGCGTTTCCTGCGCCAGGATGGGCTCCAGATGGCTCCGCAGGCTCGGGCTGTCGGCCAACAAATCGTCGACCTGCTTGCGCCCGTCGCGGATCGAGTTGCGCCATCCGCTGCGCGGATCACTGGCCGGGGAAAACTGCAGCTTGAGCAAGTGCCGGAGGATCCGGAAAATCTGGCTGCGCAGGGCAGTCCGTTGCGACACGCCCACGCTCTCGATCTCCTCGGCGATGTGCTCCCAATCAAGCGGCAGGTTGGTCCCGGCCCTGGCCGCATCGCGCAGCTTCTCGGCCTGCTCCGCCGCCCAGGCGGCAACGTCGATGTCACGGCCGGTCATGTGAACAGCCGCGCGAACGCGAAGGCGGCAGCAAACAAAGCCGCACCCGCAGTTACGCTGGACACGACCAGCACCCATGGGGCCATGCCGATCTCCTGGCGGACCCGGTTGTGCTGCGCCAGGGTCAGGTCGGTGCGGGCCAGAATGTCGTTTATGCTGACGCGCGCCTGATCGTGCTGCGCCAGCATCAGGTCTATGTGCGCAATCTTCTCGCGAATATCGAGCGCGGGGGTTGTGTCGCTCATTGGACGTGCTTCCAGAGCCTGCCTTGGCGCACCGCCTTGATGGTCGCCATCGAAACGCCGTAGCGCTCGGCGTAGACCGCCAGCTTCTCCTTTTTAGAGCGGATTTCGCGCACTGCGGCCTCGGTGAGCCGCGACCGCGGATTGTCCTCTCCCCTCAGGGCCGTCTCAGGCTTGCCGTGATACTTGCGGAGAAGGGGCCGCTTGTTGAGAGCCTGCTCGGCGTGCGTTGACCAGACGCAATTCCCCGGCTCATAGCCCCGGCCATTATCCTTCCGCTCGATCGTGTGCTGCTCAGTCGGCGGATCGCCCATGTCGCGATAGAAGGCATCGAAGGATGCCGCCCATTCATCGCTGACCGTGACGCCAGCGCCGCCGTACCGCGCGTAATTGACGGCTTTCGGGTTAAGGCAGCGGTTTCGCATCGCGAGCCATGCCCGGTAGGCGCGGGTCCGCTGGCCCTTTTTTGCCTGCCCGTGGCGGGTATTCATTAACCCCGGCATGTCCTGCCGCCAGCAGCCGCAGGATTTGGTTTTTCCGCTCTTCAGAAACGAGCCGTAAACGACGACACGCTTGCCGCAGTCGCAAAGGCACTGCCATGCGGCGTGCCGGTTGATCGACCCGGCGCGCTCCTCCACAAGGAGCCGCCCGTATCGCTCCCCCGATCGCAATTCTGTAGCTGGCCTTGGCATTTCGCATCTCCCGACATAATGGCAACGAGGCCATTATATCGAGAGACACATGTCCCTAATCTACGTCAATTTGACGCAGGCGGAACGAAAGGTAGGTCAAAAACTACAGCAGATCCGCCACGACGGCCAATCCAGCTTCATTCCTAACCTCGAGGGTGTATTCAGTTACCATATCAGGAATGTTATCGCACGGCTCTTTATCCGTGCTTCTGCCGCTCACACGGCAGCTCAGACTATATCAGCACCTCATTGCCGATCCTGGCAGTGAGGGCCGGGCGCTCGTGGGCCGATTATTCTTTCGTCACGGCCTAGTCGTTGGACCTTCCGCGTCCCTGGGGCTTGCGCCTTACATACGCGGCTTGGCTGCTGATTGCCCTCGGCTTTACCCGGTGGGGGTTTCCAGCAATTCACCCGGTTATTCGACAGGCGTCGCCGCCTGAAGGGCCAATGGTTTAGCCTTTTTCGCTGTCTCCCGTTACCGCGAGGTCGATGGTCTTCAACGGCCGCAGTGACGAGAGGGCGAGCAGGGACGTGTCGAGGAGGTGAACCTCCCGGTCACGCTGGAAGCGGTTGGCAACAACCTTGTGCGTACCGAAATCCGAGCGATAGATCTCGATGTTGGTCATCAAGCGTGCATCGGACGTGTCCTGCACCCGCTGCACGTTTCCGGTGAACTTGCTGATATTCACCTTGTTTGACGGCCCGCACATGATCAGGTCGATCTCGCCGCCCTGCGTCCACGCCGCCTGGATCTGCCCCGTCACCAGGGCCTCGGTCAGCGCACGCTGCGTGCCATCCTGAACCGCGGCGGCAGCGCCGCCATTGGCTCCGGTGGCGCCGCGTGACGTGTTGGTCGCATACCACTGGATAAGCGACCGGAGCACGCGGGCGGTTGTGCTGTTACCAGCGTTCGGCACAACATTGTTGTTGTGGATCAGGACGAACTCCATGTCCCGCCTGATCTCTTTGTTGCGCTTCGTGAGCTGGTAAACGATCTCGCGGCGCCGTCCTGCGGTGTTGACCGCATTCTGCGTGCCGGAGATCACACAGTTCTTCGAGGAAATCTGGCAGCGATTGCCAAGCCTCGTCGTCGGCGTCACGGTCTGGAAGAACCCGGCCGTGCCGCTGTCGTCTCCTTCAAGCTGCGCGTTTGGACCCGCAGCAGCCAACTGGTCGCTCTGCCACTCCAAGGGAGCTGTTACTTCGGCGCCGCGATTAAGCGCCTCTGACCATCATAAACGATGGCGGCCCGTCATTTCTGCGGGCTCTCCGGCTCTCACCGGAGGTCGGGCTCTATCTTCATCCCCCGCCGAGCGGAGGCGTCCGACATATAGTCTCTGAGGGTCCGGCTAATGTACCCAGCCGTCTTCCCTGCTGATTGCCCATTGTAACATCCGGCCGATTGTCACTGCTTTCGCGAGTACGGACGGCTTTAGGGGTTTCCAGCAAATAGTCGGATTTTACATGCACAAGTGGACTTTATTTATGCATGACAGCAGTGGCTTTGTTTTTACTGATCGCATCCTGAAACGGCGTATCTACAGGTGATATCATGTAGATTTGCGATATGTTATCGCACGGCTCTTTATCCGTGCTTCTCAGGATCTCTCCTGAGCACAGGTCATATCATCCGGCGAGGTTTCATGTTCTCGCCGGTCGGGCGCTCGTGGGCGGGTTATCGTTTCCTCACC